TTTTAAAATTTTCAATTTATATATTTTTAGCGTTTTTGAGGGGGTGGCGTTTTGGCTGCTACAGTTAGCAAAAAGACCATAAGACAATGGCTGGATAACTACGACGTGATAGTACACGGCGGTAGACCAGACGACGATATAGGGCGTAATAGTGGCTGTAAGCCTATGGACGGCGTTACTAATCGCTGGCTTACTAAGATTATGCTACAGGAAGCTATAGGAAAGTTACCAGCTGACTTATATAGGGTGGTTTACTTTCGCTGGATAGATAAGCTACCGCTTAGCTTTGTACTTATGCAACTGGGATATAGCAAGGACCAGTATTATTATAGATGTGATAAAGCTGTAGCCTGTCTGTATGACATTATCAACCGTATTTAGTTGTCTTATAGGCAAAATTTAAGTCTTGCATTTTTCCGAATATTATAGTATAATGCTATTATAATAGCATTATTATATTAAAATTTAGGTTTTAGGGCGTTATATCCTTCCTGGGTATACGCCTTATTTGCACTTCGTACACGTGTTTTGTGGCTTACGACGCCCTAAAATATACAGGAAAGGAGAGTTACGAAGGTGGCTAACGATATTGTACAATTACCAGAAAACTACGACCCTTACGATATGCGGTTAAAGACTAAATTTCACGCTAAGGCTGATAAGAAAAACGTAATAGCTGTTGTACGTAATTCCCCTACGCTTTGCTGTGGCGCTAAAACAGGTAGCAAAGTCTGTCACAATAGCGCCGGGGCTGGTACAGACCATTTAGGCTACGGTCGTTGTCGTATACACGGCGGTTGTAGTACAGGACCTAAAACCCCGGAAGGTAGAGCTAAGGCAAACAAGAACAATATAAAGCACGGCCTTTATATGAAAACTTTGTTACCGGGCGAAGAAAATATTTTTAACCAGCTTAACGCTGAGGACGACCCTAAAAGCCTGGCCTACGAAATCAACATATTAAAGACTAAGATAATTGCTTATCTTATGCGACAGAGTGAAACGCACCAAAAGAACGCCGAAGAGTACGGCGAAGATGTAGCGTATAAAAAGTCTATGGTATGGCACACAGAAAGCGAAAGCGGCCGTACTTATTATCACGCTGGAACGATTGAGGACCCGTCACTTGACAGGGCTTTACGTACGCTTCGTAGTTTAGTCGAAACACATAATAGACTGTCTGGCGACGAAGATAGCAAAGACATTGTAGACGTAATTAACAAAGAGCTTAAAGCAGCTTCCCAGGGTAAAATAGCCCTAAGCTGGTCCGCGCCGAAAAGCAAGGGCGAAAAAGCCGAAAATAACGATAAATAGTAGTACAAATTGTAGTAAAGACGCTTTTTACGGCGTCTTTTTTGCTTGTAAAGCCTTGTTTTTACAGGGCTTTTTATATTTAAGCCGCATAATTACTGATTTTGTGGCGTATAGAAAGGGGGCGTCTGTAGTGGACTTGCCAGAAGAAAAATACTGCAAAGGCTGTATATGTAAAGACTGTAGAAAAAGCGAAATTAACGGCGCTATGTTTGTGTGTAATTCCTGTGGCTGTAGTGGCTGTAGTGAGGAAACAGGCTACTTAAAGTTACAGTCCTGTACTGATATAGTACCTTATGTACAGAACGATACAGACGATTTACGGCTATGAGTGAAGCGTATAAAACCGACTTTACCTACGTTTGTGATACAGACCCCTTAACAGGTGCGCCTACTATGGTGGCTATCCCCCATACCGTCGCAGCGGCTAAGGAAGGGCTACCTTATAACGTGCTTAATAACTTCGGCGACATCTTTAAGCGTGAAAATTTACGGGAAGCGTGGCGCTTAATGCGACGTAATGACCCCTTCGACTACCAGATACAGGTAGCAGACGCTATTATATTCAGCTGTATTAACGGCTTAGGCTGGTATTTTGTGGTACAGATTACACGACAGGCTGGAAAGAACGAAATAAGCAGCTTTATACAGCAATACTTGTTACTGTATGGCTGGTACTTCGGCGTCCCGGTATCTGGCGTAAAGTTTGCACCTGTTTACAAGCCACAGGTACAAGCGTCTATGGACCGTTTAGAGGGTGCAGACACCCCGGACAGCGGCGGCCTTGCTGGTAGTATACTGACTAATGGTAAATATAAGGTCGAAGGTCGTACCTGTAAATACAGAAAGTCCGACGGCTATAAGTATCATATAGGACCGCCCCGCGATAGTAACAAATGGGCGTTTTTGTCTATAAACCCTACCGCTAATATCGCGTCGCAGACGGCCTACACCCTTTTAGAAGGTGACGAAGCCCAGGACATAGACGCCGATAAGTGGGAACGTGACGCCCAGCCTATGGGGTCGTTTAACAATGCGACTACCGTACTATGGGGCGTAGCCTGGACTAAGGACAGTTTTATATATAAGGGCGAACAGCAAGCCCGCGATATGGAAAACCGCTTAGAAAAACAGTTAGGCTATAAGCCGAAACTTGTATTTAAGATAGACGCAAACGCCGTTATAGCTTCCGGGAACGAAAACTATAAAAAGGCTTTTGAAAACCAGGTAGCGCGTTTGGGTATAGACCACATAGCAATACAGACGCAGTATTTACTAAACGCTGTAGACGCTATCGGCCGTTTCTTCAGCGCTGAGCAGATAGCCCGCATATTCCACAGCGATTACGAAACAGCTGTAGAGCCTATCAAAGGACATACGTATATATGGGGGCTTGACGTAGCGGGACAGGAAGAAACAAGTACAGATGTTGACGCAGCCGTAGGTATGCACAAAAGGGACGCCCTTAGCCTTGTTATAGGCGACTTGCAAAAGGACGGGACCGTAGTACCAGTTTGCTTTTATCAATGGGTAGGCAAACAGCATACTAAAGTACGTGCTATGCTACCGAAAATATTAAAGTATTGGAACTGTTTAGGCGGTGTAGGTGACGCTACAGGTATAGGCGAGCCGTTAGTATACTACTTACAGGAAATCTTAGACCGTAATAATAACGGACTTGTAGAAGCCTATAAGTTTAAAGCGGCTGGCGACGAAAGTAAAAGTAAGCTGGGTTATTTAGCTTATGATTACGTCGACAATGACCTTTTTAAAATGCCTAAGCCACCCACCGACCCGGACCAGTACGAATTATGGCAAGAAGCACGCTGGCAGATAGAACACTTAACACGTGAAGCGAAACGCCAGCAATGTATTAACTTTTACGTCCCGGCTAATGCTGAGCCACGAAAACCGGGACACGAAGCGCACGACGATTTAGCTATGGCTTTATTCTTGCTGATACGTGCAGCACGGAATATTAACATAAATACCAGACAGGCTACGGCGTTTGACCGTAACCGCGTCATATAGAAAGGGGGTAATAAATGTGGCAACTTTTACGACAATTCCCGTAGCGTTAGCTGTAAAGCCTAATGCTACCGCCGACGACGCTACTAAGTGGCTGGAAGCTAATAGCAGCTGGCTTACTTCGGTGATAAATAAGCACGATAAATGGCTGAAGGAAGCGGAAATAGAAAAGTATCAGCTTGCTTATGACGGCGAACTTGACGAAATCGCAAACCGTGACAAGGCACGTACAGACGGTGTAAACTATAAACTTATAGCTAACTACGCCGCTATCATCATTGACACGCTTGTAGATTATATGTTAGGTAAGTCGCCCATTTACACCGTAGAGGACCAGACACAAGAGGACGACGAAACCGAGGAAGCAGAAATTATAACCGAATACCGTAAAAAACTTACGGCGCTTCTAAAGGAACGTGCTACCCTTGTACTTAGCGAAATGCTACGCCAGGGCTGCATAGCTGGTTATTCAGCTGTAATAGCCTGGGTTGACGAAAACGGCGAAATAGACTACGACGAATACCCCGTACAAGAGGTTATACCTGTTTACGACGTCCGTAACCGTCTGGCTATGGTTTTACGTAAGTATAATATTGAGGTCGAAGAAAACGGCCATACTGTAGAAAAGACCCGGTTAGAAATATACGATAACCGCTATATTATCTACTGTATCGGTGACACGGCAAGCGGTTTTACACTTGACACGACCGAAGTAGCAACAGGCAACCCTATAGAACATAAAGCCGGGCGTATTCCTGTAGCTATATATCAAAACTCTATGCCTTCGGACTACAACACACGTATAAAGTCCTTTGGTAAAAGTGATTTGAGCTTCGGAGCGTTTGACCTTATTGTAGCTTACGCCCACGGGCTGAGCGATAAGGCTAACCTTGTAGAGTATTTACAGGATATGTACTTACTGCTTACAGGTGTAGACGTCGACGAAAACGAAGTATTAAAAATGCGTAAAGCCCGTGCTATTGCTTTAAAGGACGCAAACAGTAAAGCGGAGTTTATAGCCCAGGACCAGGCAGACGGCGCAGTAGAAAACTTTTTAAGTAGACTAAGTAAGGATATTTACGACACGACGAATACCCCACGACTTAGCGAACTTAACGGCGCTACTGCTACTGAAATCAAAATGAAGTACGCCGCCCTGGATATTAAGGCGGGCAAAAAAGACCCCCGCGTAGTATCTGCTATAAAACAGCTGATAGGCATACTTACAGACTTCCTAAACGCCCAGAAGTTAGCCGAAAACAGTATTACTGATACATACGAAATCATATCAAACAAAAATACTGTAGAGCTTGCGACAGGGTTATATAGTGACAGCTGGGTAGATGTTTCCTTAACACGTAACCTACCGCAAAACTATGAGGAAATCGCAAATATAGTAGCTTCTTTGGCTGATACAGTCCCGGACGCTTACTTATACGAATTACTTTGGTTTATCGACGACCCACAAAAGGCGTTAGAGGAAATGAAGGCACAAAGGGAAACCGCGACTAAGGCAAGCCTTACATCTTTGGGCTATGACAACCCAGACGACGACCCGGACGACGGTACAGGTAATGCGGGCAACGGCCCACCCACCGACGACGAGTAAGGGGGCGTAGCGTATGGATAAGACTACTGCACGTATGACAAAGGACTTATACGGGTATAATGACTACTTCGCTGACGAGTTAGACGCCTTAATAGGTAAGCGCACTACAGAGCTTGCACCCTTGTACAGGCGTCTACAAAAAACAGCTGTAGACCGTTTGGAAGAGCTTAATAAAGAGCTGGAAACCGTACCCGAAGCTAAGCGAAAATCTAAACGCGTACAGATAAAAATGCAAGAGCAGTACGTAGCGCAGATTTTACCAGACTTAGAACTTGCTTTAGCTGCACAAGACCCCTACGTTACGGAAGTCTTACACGGTACTTTTGAATATGGCTATTATACACAAGCCTACAGTCTTGAACAGGCTACGCAAGTCGCCGTAAACGTCCCTATCCTTAATAGGGCTGGAGTATTAGGACTGATAGCTAACGACTGGGTAGGCGACGGACACACTTACAGCGACCGTATAAGAGCCAGTACCGCCCTTGTAGCGACAAACGCCGAAAAGACTATAAAAAATCTGGTTACTAAGCGTCTTAGCTACAATGAAGCGGCAAACGAACTAAAAGACGCTATCGGCGAAAGCTATAAC